TACTTTGAGAATGAGAAGAAACCAGTTTATGATTTGATTCTAAGTTTCATCTCTAAGTTCAACAAAGTTCCTAATGTCACAGCACTTGAGGTTGAGTTTCAGAGCTCGACCGCAGTCAATCGGTCGGATGCAAATGATATTCTTTCTTGCATCAAATCGATTGATCAGGGCGAGCCAAATGATACCGATTGGTTGTTGAACAGAACCGAAGAGTGGTGTAAACAACGAGCAGTTACTATTGCGATTGTCAAATCAATCTCTATCATTGATGGGAAGGACAAGAAACATTCCGAAGGTGCAATACCGGATATTCTATCCAAGGCTCTTTCAATCTCTTTTGATACGAACATCGGTCACGACTATCTTGAGAATGTTGATCAGAGATATGACTTCTATCATTTGAAAGAAGACAAGAGTCCATTTGACATTGAACTTCTGAACACGATCACAAAGGGTGGCGTGTCGCGAAAGACTCTCAACATCGTTCTTGCGGGAACAGGTGTTGGTAAGAGTTTGGCGATGTGTCACTTTGCGGCTGATAATCTTCGACAAGGTAAGAATGTTCTTTACATCACTTTGGAGATGGCTGAGGAAAAGATCGCGGAACGTATCGATGCAAATCTTCTGGATGTTCAGATTGATCAGCTTGAGAATCTTCCAAGAGATACCTTCAAGACCAAAGTATCTAAGGTTCGGGAGAAGACTCAAGGTAAGTTGATCATCAAGGAATATCCAACTGCGACTGCCCATGTTGGTCACTTTCGAGCTCTTCTGGATGAGTTGAGAATGAAGAAGGATTTCTCTCCGGATTCAATCTACATTGACTATCTGAATATTTGTGCAAGTTCTCGAATGAAAGGTTTGGGGGGATCCATCAACAGTTACTCTTACATCAAGGCGATTGCCGAAGAATTGAGAGGATTAGCGGTTGAATTCAATGTTCCGATCTGGTCTGCTACTCAGGTAACGCGATCTGGATTTGGTAACACCGATGTTGAACTCACAGATACTGCTGAATCGTTTGGTCTACCGGCTACGGCCGACTTGATGATCGCTCTGATCTCTACGGAGAAACTCGAAGGTCTGAATCAATTGATGGTCAAACAACTCAAGAATCGGTACAACGATCCAACGCAAAACAAGAGGTTTGTGGTGGGAATTGATCGGTCAAAGATGAGGCTCTATGATGTGGAAGAATCCGCTCAGACTCTGACATCAGACGATTCCAACACTTCGGATAAGAGTTCATCTCACGATTTCAGTTCGTTCAAGATCTAGTGTCCAATTCTTAGAGTTATAATGTACAGGATATCGTACAAAACAATGCCTTTATGTACAGGATATCGTACATAACAATGCATAGGGAATATATGGCAGACAGTTTAGGATAAATACTGAAAACTGGAGCCAAGTTTTACATCTTTTTTACACAGTTAGGTGTTGACTTTCACAGGTTATAGTTCATAATGGGGTTAGTTTATGATAGTTCAAATAGAAGGTTCTACCGAGTCCAAAAGGAAACATGTGGAGACAGCTGCACACTTTTTCGAGAAGCTTCTCTTTAAAAGAAAGTTACCAAGTCTGAGACTGGACGTTGATTTAATCTACCGTCTCAAGTATAAGGAGGACACCGAAGGTGACTGTATTTGGCAAGACCGACCGACTAAACCAAGAGAATTTACAGTCCGTTTGGACTCAAGTAGTAATCTTGCGAATCTTATCGAGACCTTGGCTCATGAGATGGTTCATGTCAAACAGTATGCCACCGGAGAATTGAAAGACACCTCTCTTGAGAGTGTTATCTGGTTGGGTGAAGACTACGATTGCAACAACATTCACTATTATGATTGGCCGTGGGAGATCGAAGCTGCCGGGCGAGAAACTGGTCTCTATGTGAGATACATGGAGGAGTTTGGTTACACTCGTGAAAAATGGGCAAAGGGATTCATTTAAATTAGCTATTCTTATAAATAGAGGTATTATTTAATTCATGGGATCTATGTTAAAGTTTAAAGAATTTTTATCAATATCAGAGGCTTTCAATGTCCCTATTTCTTCACCCGAAGATGTAGATGGTTTCGATACCAAGCAAGACAAGAACGCTCTTAAAAAACTAATTTCTCATCTTGTGTCTCTTGGACTAGAAGATATTCCTGTTGCTGGTGGTGCTAATAAAATTAAGATTCGCGGCGCTAAAAACCAAGATACGCAAAACGAGATTAGACAATGGATAAAGAATAATACACCAGAATTACGTGGTGTTACATTTGGTCAAGGTTCTATCGGTAAGGATGGAGTCAAGATTAATGAGAACACACAAGAGATGATGGTTGCTGCCCTTGTTTTAAATAGAGTTACTGGTGGTTCAATCTCAGAAATCGAAGCGGTTGAGATGATTGAAGGTGCAAAGGGAGTTTTTAATAAAATTGAAGGTGCAACATCAAGGCCAGAACTTGTAGACCAATTTAATGGTAATTTTAATGATCTTGCGACTGCAATTTCTTCATCAAATGCAATTTTAAAGGTTTGTCCAAATCCAGTAAAAGTATACTGGACAGGTAAAGGTTGGCATAAAGATATTTCAAGATATAACCCACCAATTGGTAGTGTAAAAGATTATAACTCTTCCGACATTGTTGTTGAAAATAATGATGGTGTATTTCATGGGTTCTCCCTAAAGAAAAAGGGGAAGTCATCTGATGTTGATCCCACACTAATTAACAAACCAATTACTGGTAATGTTGGTATTCTAAAAGATATTCTAGGTAAAAAGAATGTAGAATCAATTGAAGCAAGTAAACAGCGATTTTTTGATCATGTTATATTTAAGCATTATAAGAAGTCTGCTAAAGGATTATCTGACAAAGAGAAGAGCGGGATGATTCGTGATATTTCTCAAAAACAGATGGGTGTTTATTTGAAAGATAGAAAGAATTCTTTCTTTAGACGAGTGTATCAAGTTTTGGTTGCACACTCTGAAGATTTTGTTAAGGAGTTTATCGAACTTCTTTTCAGAACAAAAATGAAAGATATCGAAAACACAAATGAATTTAAATTCTACCTTCTTACAGGAATTGGTAAGTTTGTAAAGGGAAATGTAAATGTAGAGAAAGCAGAACTAAAAGATACACCACAAACCATTTCTGCTTTGACTAAAATCTTTGACTCTAAGATTGAGATGAAGACAACACCAGGCAAGAAACAGGCCTGGGAAAAAGACGCAGGAGCTGCAAAAGTATTCTTCTCTATTTTTACTGATGGTGTAAAGATTATTGACTTGGAGATTCGTTATAAAGGTAGTTATACCGCAAACCCACAATTCCAAGCAGTTGCAACACCAAACTTTAAGGCGATTTTTAAATGATAGGATTTAAACAGTTTATAGTCGAGTCAAAGGTTGGCAAGAATGTCCACATGACGCACATCGAAGATCGTGTGATCTACGGTGGTGTTACTGGTGCAAGAGATGCAATCGCTGCTCTTCGAGCGTTTCGCAATATGTTGTCAGGCCAGGGTAAGAGTCGCTTTGATGTGACAGTCAAGTGGGACGGAGCTCCCGCAGTCTTTGCCGGAATTGATCCAAGTGATGGTAAGTTCTTTGTTGCAAAGAAAGGAATTTTCAATAAGGATCCGAAGGTCTACAAGTCTGAGGCAGATGTACGTGCCGATACGTCAGGAGATCTTGCGGATAAACTCACCATAGCGTACAATGAATTGAAAGATCTTGGAATCAAAGATGTGATTCAAGGCGATATTATGTTCACAAAGAATGATCTTAACGTTGAGAATATCGACGGTGAGAAGTACGTAACATTCCAACCGAACACAATCGTCTATGCTGTACCCGTCAAGTCCGATCTAGCAAAAACCATAATGAAGGCAAACTTAGGTGTGGTCTTTCATACAACCTACACAGGAAAATTCTTTGAGGAAATGAAAGCATCATATGGAGTAAAGATTGATAAACTCAAGAAAAAAACTTCTATATGGTATCAGGACGCAAATTACAAAGATCAAAGCGGAACAGCAACACTCACGGCCACAGAAACAAAAGAGGTAACGGAGGCACTATCAAAAGCAGGAAAGATATTCCAAAAGATAGCGGGCACTACGTTGAGGCAACTCCAATCAAACAGCGAGCTCGCTGGTTACATCGAAACCTTCAACAACTCTTTGGTGAGGAAGGGCGAGAGGATACAGAACACGGGGAAACATGTGA